TAATTAAGGTTTTAAAATCAGAGTAAAATGGCAGAAGACAACAAAGTTTTAATTGAGTTAGAGTTTCAAGGCTCACAGGAAACATTAAAACAATTAGTAGATGTTGAAAATCAATTAAAAGAGGTCAATAAAAATATTAAAACCAATACGGGGGATAGTATTAAAAACAAAAATGAACAAATAAAGCTTAGAGAAGCTAGAAAAACACTAAATGCTGAAGTAAAAAAGCAAGTACAAAATTTTAAAGACGACAATGTACAAATAGAAAAACTTGGCAAATCTTATAATGACTTAGTCCTTAAAAATAAAATTTTAGTAAAAGAATACAAACAACTAGACCCAAGCCTTAAAGAAAATGCTGAAAGGATGGAACAGTTGGCATCAGAAATAAAAAACAACACAGATACACTAAAAGATTACGATGAAGCTTTAGGCAGAAACTTTAGAAACGTAGGAAATTATAAAGAAGCTATTACTGAAGCCTTGCAAGAATCAGGCTTATTTGGTAGGGAATTGGGTGTAATTAATAAGGTACAAAAAACATTCACCGATGTTACTGAGGGCGCAGGCAAAGCAGTTTCATTTATTAAAGATGATTTTAACGAGTTTAGGGGTAATATATTAAAAGGCAATAAGGGAATTATTGCTAGTATAAAAAGCCTTAAAGGTTTACGAATAGCATTAATTGCAACAGGCTTGGGTGCTATTACTATTATATTAGGAACAGTTATTACTCTTTTTCAACGTTGGCAACCTGCAATAGATTTTGCAAGTAAAGCAATGACAATACTCGGCTCAGTAATAAATGAAGTAATAAGTAGAGCAGGCATATTAGCAACGGCAGTAGTAAAATTATTTAAAGGAGATTTTAAAGGTGCTAGTGAAGATGCTAAAAAGGCAGTAGATAACCTTAGTTCATCATTGGTAGATGCTGCAAAAAATGGAGCAAAAATTGCTGATACAACAGTAGAACTAAGAAAATTAAGGCGAGAAATAAACCTTACTAATCAACAACTTCAAAACCAAAGAGATATAGCACAATTAATAGCTGATGATAATACTAGAAACTTTGAATTAAGAAGACAACAGGCAGAAAAGGTAAGGGAATTAAATGAAAGAATAGCACAAAACACAGTTAAGCTTGCACAAAAAGAATTTGAAATTGCAAAAAGAAAAGTAGCAAATGACAAGCTAAACAATAATTTATTAGATGAACAAAATCAAAAGCTAGTTGAATTAAAACAAGCAGAACTAGACTTAAAACTAGTGCAACAGGAAAATGCTAAAGTAAGGAGGGAAATAAATCGTGACCAATTAGAAGCACAACTTGATATTTTAATAGATGGCTTTGACAATCAAAAAACTATTAATGAAAAATCTATAACTAATGATAAAAAGACATTTGAAGAAAGGCGCAATATTTTAGAAGCAACAAGTCAGCTAGGAACAAAATCATTTAATGAGCAAATAGCAATAATTCAAAAATTAACTGATGAAAGGGTTAATGCTAATGAATTAATAGCTGAACAAGATGCCGTTGCTTTAGTTAAAAGAATAGAAGCATTAAAGCTTGATGAGATAAGTCAAACTAGATTACTAGAAATAATTAGAGATAGAAAAACGGCAATTAGTGATTTAACAGAGTTAGAAATAGAACTTAATGATGCAGAAGTTGAAAGCACTAGAAAATCAGAACAAGCAAAGCTAGATATTGAAAAGGAAAAAAACAAAGACAGTAAAGATGATTTAATAGCAACTATAAAAAAAGAAAGAGATTTTAAACTTGAAGATACTAGGCTTGGTGAAGAAGAAAGGCGAGCAATAATATTTGAAAGCGAAGAAAAAATAAAAGAGATAAAAAAAGCATCTGTTGATTCACAAAAACAAACAGAAGAACAGGCAATAAGTGAACGAATAAATAAGATAAGCCAAGCAGAGCAACAAATAGGAAGCTTATTAACGGCAACATCTAACTTATTTGAAGCACAAAAAAATAGAGAGTTAAATGCAGCAGGGGATAATGCTAAAAAAAGAGAAGAAATAGAAAAGAGGTTTGCTAAGAGGGGGCAAAGATTAGCTATTGCAGATGCATTAATAAGGGGTTCATTAGCAGTTATGAGAATAGCAGCTGATGTGCCAAAAGCTGATTTTGGTATAGCGACAGGGGTAATGATAGGCGCACAAATTGCATTAACTGCATCGCAAGTTGCAGCAATAGCATCACAGAAATTTGCTAAAGGTGGTTTAGTTGATGGTGGTATGTTTGAGGGTAACAGTCATGCTCAAGGTGGGGTGAAGTTTGCTAGTGGAGGAAGAATCATGGAAGCTGAGGGAGGAGAAGCTATCATAAATAAGAGAAGTACGGCAATGTTTAAACCTTTGCTGAGTGCTATCAATACGGCAGGGGGTGGCAAGAAGTTTGCCCTTGGTGGTATTACTCCCGATGCACAACTAATGACAGGAGGGATAACAGAAGCAGGCATTGGCGCAGAGGTAGCAAAGCAGATTCAAAACGTAAAAGTTATTAATGTAGTATCAGAAACTACGGCACAACAAAATAATATTACTAATGTTGAAAGTGAAGCAATTTTTTGAGGGCGCATACAGTTTAATTCTTTACTGTTATATGCCTAAAGTAAGTAAAAAGAAGTATGAACGGAGGATGGAAATTTGTTTTAAGTGTAGAGAAAGGCGAAGAAGTAGCTTTCTCAATCTGTTTGGCATATCAAAAGCCAACGATATCTGCGGACAATGTGGTTGTCTTATACATAAAAAGTGCCGATTGTTATTTGAAGAATGTCCACTAGAGAAATGGAGTTAACAGAATTAGATTATTTAGAGGTAAAAGATGCCGTTAAAAAGGTTAAATCAAATATGATATTCCCCTGTCGTGATAGCATGATAACCTTACTTAAATTTTATAAACGGATGAATCCAAGAGCAGGCGTTTGTTTCTCATGCCCTGCGGAAAGAGCAAAGATTTTAAAATATGCAGTAAATTTCATTGAGCAATGGCAAATAAACCAATAAAGAAAACAGTCATGGACAGATTCAACAGACAGATAATTGAAGACTATAAAAAGGTCTTTGAGGACAATGCTACACTTGAAAACTTTGTATATTACCTTATTAAGAGAGGTATCATCCCAACAGAAAGAGCAAGAAACTATGCCATCGTCAGAGATTATCAAAAATACACTTTAGATGATACAGGCACAAAGACAGACTTTTGCTATGCAATGGAGAAAGACTACAAGCTTAGTGAGAGTCAAATCTACAACGTTATATCTCGTAATTTACCTATCTTTTTTCTTGAAAAACATATAGATTATACTTTAGATTAACTATTTTATCTTTATTTCCAAAGTTGCATATACTTTTATATAGACGTATCGTATTATTACGATATGAATACTACAAAAACTGATAATTGGTACAACTTAGCCTATCAGAATGAACAATTACACGTAGATATTTTCGGGGATATTGGAGATTGGGGAGTTAATGCAGAGAGCTTTATTGGAGAATTAAGAAGCGCAAATGGTAAAGACTTAGTTCTTAATATTTCTTCATTAGGTGGTTCTGTTAATGATGCACTACAAATCCATGATTATCTGGCTTCATATAGTGGTAAGGTAACGGCAAAGATAACAGGCTTAACGGCATCAAGTGCTACTATAATTGCAATGGGGGCAAAAGAGGTGCTGATGTCTGAAAATGCGCTATTCCTAATACACAATGTTTGGACTCCTATGACGGCAGGCAATGCTGATGATTTACAAAGCGAAGCAGAGTCTTTAAGGCAGATTGATGAAATCTTAGTTAATATCTATAAAAAGAAAACAAAGCGAGCAGCAAGCACCATTAAAAAGCTTATGGCTGAGGAGAGGTGGATGGATGCAGAGGAAGCTTTAAGACTTGGATTCATAGATAAGACTTATGTACCATCAAAAGACATTATAAATAAAGTTATTCTAAATAAAATTGATGAGAATAACTTACCGCTATTACCTGATGAAGTATTAGGTAATTTTATTAATTCACAAAATTTAGACAAAATGACTTTAGACAAAATCAACGAGAAAATTGACGTTGTCATCAATAAGATTGAAAATTTATTCAACAAGGAAGAAGAAACAGTTGAAACCTTAAACAAAGCAGAGGTTGAAGCTACTCTAAACGCTGAAATTGACGAACTTAAAAATCTTTATGACTGGCAATTAAATGAACAAGCTGATACTATCAAAGTGAAAGATGAGGAGATTAACAACCTTAAATTAAACTTTGAAGAAAGCTTAAAGGAATTGAATGAGAAGATTGAAAAACTTTCTGCAAATGAAACTGTGGTAGTGAAAGATGAAGATGCATCTTTAGAGGAGAAAGCAGAAGAAAATAATCCATTCGATAACTTAGCTGAGAAGCTAAGATGGTAATTTTTATTTTTTAAACATTAAAATTTGTAATAATGGCAAATGCATTAACAACAAGTTTTTCACATACGTATGCAGGTAAGGAGCTTTTAACTGAGATTTTTTATGCTCCTGCTGTTACAAGCGGACAGAACCCTTTTGAATTACACAGGGTAATGTCAGATGTGAAGACTAAGAAGAATATATATACAGTAGGAAGTCTTACTAATATTATTCAATCAGATACGGGATGCGGTTTTTCAGCATCAGGCACAGTGGCTATCACTGACAAAGTAATCGACCCACAAAGACTTAAGATAAACGTCGAGCAATGTGAGGATGCATTCACTCAAACTATTTTCGCTGAAGCACAAAAAGCAGGAGTTGACAGAGCAGACATCACAGGAACTATCGTTTCTGAAATGGTTATCAACGCAGTAACTAGAGGAATGAGAGATGATTTGATAAAAGCAGCTTGGTTTTCTGATGCAGCTTCTTCTCATGCCATGTACGGCAATTTTGAGGGCTTCTTCGAGAGGATATTAGGCGGTTCAGGTTATTTATTAGACCTTAACAGTTCAGCCACATATGAGGCTGCTGACGTTCTAGCTACAGATGGAGCATACGCTGCACTTAAAAACCTATATGAAAATATGCCTGCGGCAATGAGGTCTATTAAAGGTTCTTTAGTGGCATACGTTACATCTTCAGTTTATGACAACTTACTTTCTACACTTGAAGCTAGTGGTACTGATTCAGGATTACAAAGAATCCAAGATGGTATTTCTCAGCTTAAGTTCAGAGGAATTCCTGTGGTGGACATGAGCCTTTGGGATGCATCACTTGCTGATACTTCTGCTAATCCTAATTCAGCAGCTATTGGTAGCAATGCAATCGTAATAACTACGCCTGACAACCTTGTTGTAGGAACAGATGTTACAGACCCAAGTTCAGAGCTTTCAGTTTGGTACGAAAAGAAAGATGAGAAATATTATATTTCTTCAAAATTCTTGTTCGGTACACAAGTTGTTTTTGACGAGTTGATAGCAGCTGCATATTAGTAATAAAGGGAGGGTTTCGGCTCTCCCTATTTTTAAATATTAAATTATAATAAAATGGCATTAACAGGAGGAATTACAGTAAGTTGTGCTGATAGTCAAAGACGTGGCGGAGTAAAGAAGCTTTGGATAACAGACGTTACAAACATCACTTCTTTTACGGCAGGTTCAGGTCATGAATTTAATGCAGTTGTTGTTACATCAGGAACATTTTACAAGATACAATATGAAGATTTTACGTTTAGCGTATCTTCAGAGGGTTCTAAGGAGAATGGCTCTAGTGTAATTAATCATAGCATTGAGTTTACTATTCCAAAGATGACAAAAGAAAAGGCTGCAAGTTTACAAGAATTTGTTGACCTTTGTAAAGCGGTTATCGTTGTGGAGGATTATAATGACCACTATTTTGTAATTGGATGGGATTCAGTTCTTGAGGATAAAGCAGGATTGAACATGACAGTCGACCAAGTAATCGGAGCAGGTTTACAGGATAGCAATCATTACGTTGTAAAAGGCGCAGGTATTTCAGCCGAACTCTTTAGGGAGTATACGGGAGATGTTACTGACGCTAGTGACTTTCAGCAGTAATAATTAAATGGCTTAAAAGGGGCACTATGTCCTTTTTAGGCTTTTTTTATAGATATGGCAACAAGAGGAAAAAAACGTATTAACGCAGTAGGTCTGGCAGTTCAGCAACCTAAATTACCCGTAGAAACAGACAAGAGAAAAGACTTCAGAGGGAAATGGGTGCCGTTCTTTAAAGATGATAACAACACATTCCCTAATGACTGCGCAAAGAGGGCAAAGAGAAGTTCTACTCACAACGCACTAATAGAGTCTAAGGTGGGTTATGTAGTCGGTCAGGGATTTAATGCTCACAGAGGGGCTGAAACAGTCGAAATAGAGAAAGAAAAGAACCTGTCTGACTATCTAAGTTCAGTAAACAATCATGATGAAAGCCTTATAGACGTTTATACTAAATGTGCTAGAGATTTAATCACTACAGGCAACTTTGCCGTTGAGGTGGTTAGAAGTGGTGGACAACAGTTTATCTTTCATAAAGACATCACAACTGTGAGGCTTGAAAAAGCAGACCAAGATAACAGGATTAATAATGTTTATGTTAGCCCTGATTGGTCAAAAATTAAAAAGAATACAAGAGCAGGCACAGAAGAAAAAATTACTATAGTGCCATCATATAGATATGGCTCAAAAGAGAGTAATAGTATTTACTATTGTAAGGAATACAGCCCTGAGATGAGATATTACGGCATTCCTGACCACTATTCAGCAGGCTTATGGGTAGACATTGAGTATTACATACCTAAATTCAACATCGACAAGTTCAAAAATGGCTTCATGCCGAGTGCCATAATAGACCTATTCGGTACTGAACCACCTGAGGGCATGACTGCGCAGCAATACTTGGACAAGATAGTCGAAAAGTTCACAGGTGAGGGCAATAATTCTAAGATACTTTTTCAAATGTTGGATAGTCAGGAACAGAAGTCAAGCATACAAATATTAGACAATATCAAAGATGGAGATTTTCAAAAGCTTCATGACTTAGCAGTACAAAACATAATAACGGCACATAGGTTTACGCCATCACTTGCAGGCATCCAAACGGCAGGAAAGTTAGGAAGTGTTCAACAAATACAGACTGAATTTGAGATAATCAATAATACAGTTATAAGACCATATAAAGACAAATTATTAAGAGTTTTCAACACTCTTATTAAAGAAGCAGGCTTTGATGTGAAGTTAGATGTTCATACATCATCTCCTGTAAGCGTTACTTCACTTATTCAACCATCTGAAGTGATGACAATTAATGAACAAAGACAGCTTCTTGGTTTACAACCTTTAGAGAATCAAGACGTATTACAAACTAAACAAAATCAATTATAATGGCAGAGCAGGCAGGTTTTATGGGCAATCAGGCATATAAAGACCAGATTACAACAAATGCAAGCGCAGATACTACAGCAAACTTTTCAATGACTGACAACATCAGCACATATACTCACGTTGCTGTTCAGGTGGTATGGAGTGGCTTAGATGCAACGGATGGTGTTATTAAAACACAATGGACTATTGATGGCACTAATTGGGAGGACTCACAAACTTATACCTTAGCAACGGCATCAGGGAGTGAAATATTAAGTGATGCTGAGTTTACGGCTCATATGTTCAGGGTAAGATATGAAGCAGGGTCAAACACAACAGGAACAATAAACGTTTATGCAAACGCAAAAGACTAATGGCTGAGGGTAAATTCATGACGGCAGGACAAGTAAGGTCTGAGGTAATACCGAATGAAGACTTTGATGAGGCATTAATAAATAATAAAATATTAATGGTTCAAAGGAAGTATTTGAGGGATTTACTAGGTGAAGACTTTTACATAGAGTTATACACCCAGAATGATGCTACACCAAGCACTTTAACAAGTGATAATACTACTTTGCTAGACGATTATATTAAGCCTATGTTAGCACATTATGTCGTTTATGAGTGTTTTCCCTCTATCAGAAGCAACATCACAAGCTCAGGTATAGTAACCCTTGACCAAGAGTTTACAAACCCATCAAGCCGAGAAGATTATGCTGCACTAAGGAATCAGATATTGGCTCATGCTGATGATTTAAGGGCTGAGTTGATTTATTATATTAAAAAACAACAAGAAGATGATAGTTCTAAATTTCCTTTATATGATAGAAAGGATAACTATCAGGCAAAGTATGGAATTATAACCTATTAAATTATGACACTAGAAGACATGACATTTCAGGGAGGAGTTGCAGGGAGTACCGCAGTACAGATATTGGATAAAGTAGATGTAAACGTAATGAATGACTACGTTTATTGTGCCGTTCTTCTAGTTACATTAGCTATAGGTTTAAAGAAATTATTTAACAAAGATAAAAAAGAATAAAAACATATTAATCATTAACATATTAATAAAAATATAATATATTATGGGAATCACCATCAAAAATTTGCATAAGGATTTGCCTGAAGACCAATTGCATGAGGCAAAGGGGTTTACAACGGCATCAAACAACACCTATCTAAAAAAGAATCAAGATGGCTCAAGTGAGTGGCTTGCTGAATATTGGCTAGAGCCTGTACTTGGAGTTGTAACAGGGGCAAGCGCACCACCTACAGAGTCAACAGGACATCGATACATATTAACGGGGTCAAGTTTTAATGCAGGGTGGGATTCACCTGCACAACATGAGATAGTAGAATATAACGGCTCTAGTTGGGTTGGCATTACGGCAGTTGATGGAATGAGGGTTGTAGATTTAAGTGATGATAGCGTTTACTATTTTAATACGGCATGGAATCAGGTAACAGATGCTAACACAAATACGACATATACCATTAGCGCAGTTGATAGTGGTGATGATGCCATAATAAGACTAACGGCAGGCGGTTCAGGAAGTGGTGATGATGATGTTACTTTAGTAGCAGGCACAGGGATGACTATAACTCCTAGTGGTGATAATATTACACTTGCTTCAAGCCAAACAGAGAGCATAATATTGGCAGCATCAGATGAAACTACGGCACTAACAACGGGAACGGCAAAGATGACTTTTAGGATGCCTTATGCTTTTACTCTTTCAGCAGTAAGGGCAAGCTTAACAACGGCAGGCAGTACTAGTGGTACAACAACAATAGATATCAATGAGTCAGGAACTACGATTTTATCGACTAAGCTAACTATAGACTCAACGGAAAAGACAAGCACTACGGCAGCTACGGCAGCAGTAATTAGTGATACTGCTTTAGCTGATGATGCAGAGATAACAATAGATATAGATGCAGTTTCAGGTGGTGGAACTGAGAAAGGTTTAAAAGTAACTTTAATAGGTACAAAAGCATAATATATGGCATTTTTAGTAAATCCTTTTCAGGTACAAGCAGCAGTTAGTGGAGATGATGCTGATGCAACTGCATTTATAGATGCATTAACAACGGCAGGAGTAAGCTTATCATCAACAGAAGAAAGTGCTATAAATACATTAGTAACAGATTTAAAAACGGCAGGGGTATGGACTAAAATGCAGGCAATATATCCATTTGTAGGAGGAACGGCAACAGGGCATAAATACAATTTAGCAGACCCACAAGATACAGATGCAGCGTTTAGATTAGATTTTAACGGAGGATGGACGCATAGCGCAACAGGGGCAGACCCCAACGGAACAAATGCTTATGCAGATACTCATTTTAATCCTCATGCTAATTTGGCAAGCTTTACAGACTCACATTTTGCAATTTATTCTCGTGATAATGTTTCAGATAATACAGTTATTTTAGGCGCATATGATAGTACAGTAGATTTATCACAAATTAGACCATCTAATTCGGGTGAGACATTTTGGGATGGCAGATTTTCACCTGCAACGGGCAAACTAGGGGTTTCTTTGTCTAACACCCAAAGCCTTATAATGATGAGCAGAACCTCATCAACATTATTAACAGGATATCATGTAAATTCATCTGTTGGTACTGTGACAACTACAATGGCAACATCAATGGATAACCAAATTTATTTATCTGCAAGAAATAGCGGTGGATTGCCTAGTTTATATAATCCAAGAGAAATAGCTTTTGCATCTATGGGGTCATCAATGACATCAAGCGAACAGAGTGATTTTTACGATGCCGTACAAGCATTTCAAACAACTTTAAGTAGAGAAGTATGATACAAGTGGCAAAACTTACAGAAGAACAAAAAGACTCTTTAATAGGCAAAGAATACATTAAAGATTGTTACTTTAATCCTATACAAGATAATAATGATAATTGGATAATATCAATTCAAGAGCAAGAGCATTGTAATATTGATAATTTTTTATGGGTCAAAGATTTGACTTTAATAAATTATGAGCCAAAAGAGGAATAAAAAATGACCTCCCTTAAAATTGACATTCAATATATAGCGACTTTTGGAGTGTTTGTTTGTACGTTGGTAGGATTTTATTATACCACATCTTACAGGCTTGATGAACTAGAAAAAAAGGTGGCTACATTAGAAAGTAATAGTGAAGCGGTTATAAGGCTTGAAGAAAGATTAAAGAATGTACAAACGAAAACAGATGAGATTTATAGGCATATTATTTCTTCTGATTAGTTGTGGGGGCTACCAAGCTGATGAGCCTGTCATTCATAAGGATACAGTCATTATCAGAGATTACATTAGAGGTAATGATACATTAATATTTGATACGGCTAAGAAGTGCCAAAAAGATGTAATTTATGAACAGATGGACAGGATGTCAAAACTTGAAAGAAAACTTGAAAGAATCAAAAAGAAACTTGAAAGAACCAAACGTAATAACGGCTATTAGAAAGAAAGGATATGATGTCTTTGAGGAAGACTCTAAGCCTTTTAACCTTAACATTATTGCCATAAGAAGCAATGACCCTAAAGTTAATGTCTTTAACGACCATATGCATCTGTGTTGGAAATACAGAGGGCAATGGAATGACTTCAATTTTCCTATTACCTGTGATGCAGGTTTATATTGGTTAAACAATCCAATGTCAAAACTAGGAACGGCAGTTGTAAAAGAGGGGCAATACAAAGGATTGTGGAAGACAGGACTTCACAGGGGCAGATACTTTGCCCTAGTACAAAAAGCACCTGTTACTGTTATCAGGGATTATAATAAAGATGACAAGATAGACCTTGCATCAGGGAGAGAAGAAACGGGAATATTTTATATAAACCATCATCGCGGAAATGCGAGCAGAGAATCCTATAAGGTCGGGAAATGGTCGGCAGGGTGTTTGGTCAATCCTCACCCTAGAATCTTTGAAATAGAGATGGAGATATTTAGAGAAGCTTCAAAAATATGGGGCGACAGTTTTACATTAACACTAATAAAAGAAAGTGACTTATGAAAAAGAAAGTATTAAAAAAAGCTTTAGCTATTGGCAAGAGTATAGTTTTTGGCGTAGCTGATAATGTGCCTGTAGTAAATAGCATTAAGGCTAATATACAGTCAGAGTTGGGAGGTAAAGGCAAATTCGATTACATTAGGCTTGCTACTGCCATCGGCACACTAGGATTGATAATAGCATTTTTAATGGGGAAAGTTACAATCGATGAATTGGAACAACTTCTCGACCTTATCTAAGCTATATCTATTAATAATAATAGTTTGGCTAGTAATGATAATAATACGGATTATGACGTAGAACGGCAATCGCTGAACGTTATAAACGTAAACATGGAGTATAAAAAAGATTGGGAGCAAACCTTTCTTCTTATCTCTGATGTTCATTTTGATAACCCTGATTGTGACAGAAAGCTTTTAAAGAAACATTTAGATAAAGCAGTTCAAGAGGGCGCAGGTATACTCATTAATGGCGACTTCTTTTGTTTGATGGAGGGGCGTAGTGACCCACGAAGTTCAAAAAAGATACGTGATAAAAATTTAGGTGTAAACTATTTAGATAATGTTGTTGAAGATGCCTGTGACTTCTTAGAGCCTTATGCATCTCATATCATAGGTATTGGCATGGGCAATCATGAAACCGCTATTTTGAAACGTAGCGAAACCAACGTCACAGAAAGACTTTGCGCCCTATTAAAGTATAAAACAGGCTTTCCCGTTTACAATATGCAATACTCAGGCTTTGTGAGGTTCTTGTTTAGTTACAAGTCTTCAAACGGTCATTATGGAGGGCGTATGTCTAACATACTACATTACCACCATGGCTATGGTGGAAGCTCAGTAATGACTAAAGGAGTAAACAAACACGTTCAAAGATTAAGCTTTGTTCCAGATGCAGACTTTCATTGGATGGGTCACTCTCACCAAGAATATGTAGTCAGTCATCCAAGACTTAGACTGAGCCAAAAAGGTAAGATTTATCACGATGAATGTTTAATAATTAATACAAGCACTTACAAAGATGAGTTCAAAAGTGGAGCAAGTGGATGGGCAAATGAAAAGGGATTACCACCAAAAAGAAAGGGCGGATTGTTCCTCAGATTCTATTACGACCAAACAAATTCTCAAGACAAAAGACCAATAAAATCTGAAGTTTTTAGAGTCAGATAATGACTTAAAACACCAATAACATATTAAGATTAATTTTAATATGATAATTATTTTAAACTTTTTTTAATTAATTTTTATTAAATCGCTAAATCGCGTTTAAGGCATCAAACAAGCGTTCTAAGGGCATAACTACTTTGGCTAGTATATTACCCTTAAAAAGAAAAGATAACACAAACGCCTGAAACTCAACAAGTTATAAAGGTCATATATTATAAGAATTTTATATATTAAAATGGGTAAAAAATAATATTTATAACCTTTATTTTTTTATATCGTTAAAATTATTTAACTTAGTAAAAAATTAATCATTAAATATATTGTTATGACAGAAAAAGAAAAAATACAAAAAGAAATCAAAGCATTAAAGAACGCTTATAAAAACGGCAATGCTTGTATGAGTGTAAATGAATACACATCTTATTTATATCAAATGTTGCAAAAGTTAAAAGAAAAATAAAACAACCAACCCTCAATCAGCCTCGTACCTCAGTCGGTCGGGGCTTTTTGGGTAGATACTATTATTAAACTAAAATTATATTATTATGAAAAAGATTATTAAAGTGTTTGCATTAACAGAAATAGAAGTTATTGAAAGCGTACAATTATGTTCTCATGGATTATCAACTGAAACAATATCAGCTACAGTTAGGCTTCATCAAGGAGATTTTGAAACAGAACTTGAAGCATTAAAGTTCATTGATGAGTTTGATGGTCAAGAAGAACATGGGTTTGAAATTATACATACATTTGTTAAAAACTAAAATTATAGAATAATGGATATATTAATTGGATTTGGAATATTAGGAATATCATTGTTATTGGGAATGATAATTCTTGAGAAAGTTTTAAGATACCTAGACAAGAAAGGTATTATTGATATTCAAAAAATAATAAAAGATATAAATGATGAAGACTAAAGACTATATAATTAACTACCACAATCAAATGAGGGCGGTATTGCTTTCAAAATGTTATGAATACGAAACAGAGTACCTTATAGGGCATGGCATCAGCAAAGAAACCTTAAAAGAGTATGAGCAGTTCTTTCTGGTTGGAGAATATGATGATGATGACAGGAACACAAGGTATTTTATCAATAAGAAAAAAAACAATTTATTTTAAAAAAGATTAGTTAATTTAATTTAACTTTAGTAATTTAGTAAAATACGATAACAAAACAATATTATTATGAATGATTTAGAAAAAGCCAAAAGATTATTTCCGACCAAAAAAGTTTGTTATTTATCAGACTTGAAAATAAGCCATTCTGAAGATTTATGTGTTCAGTTTATACGTAATGAGCAATTAACTAAAGAAGTTTACACAGTTGCGCCTTTAGAAGACCAACATGAAAAAAACAAAGTAATTGTATGGAGGTGGTCTGATACTATGGCTATTTCAAAATCACCAAAAACTATATGTATAATTTATTAATTAAACTAAACAATACTATTATGAAAAATACAGAACGATTAAAACAATTAGCTACAGATTATGGTTTAACAGGGCAAGACTTCTATAAAGATGCAAGAGGTTTTGTTATCATAACAAGAGCAGGGATAGAAAAGATACAACAACGGGATAGCATCGGAGTAACCTATATAACTGAAAAACTTGAGCCTGACTTTGTAGTCATCAGGGCAATAGCAATGGTTGATGGTGCTAAAGTTGAAAGCTATGGAGAGGCATCACCTAAGAACTGTAAAAATGTTTATTATGTAGCAATGGCAGAAAAGAGAGCAAAGGCAAGAGCAGTTCTGCAACTTACACAGTTTTATCAATTAGGTGTTTATAGTGAAGATGAGATAGAAGACAAACAACCTGTAAAATCTAATAGCTATGCAGTCAGAAGTTAAGGAGTTTAAATTGCCCTCAGAACTGAGGCAGATAACAATGGATGCACGTTTAAGGCAGGAGATAATTGTGGCAATAGCTACGTTTAAATACAAGGTCTTAAATGGCAAAGAAGCAGTAAATGATGTAACAGATACTATTATTCAAATTATTAAATACTATGAAGATGCGAAATATACGAATATCACAAAGCCTCATTAAAGAGCTTAATAAAGAGGGTTGTCAGTTGGCAGTCAAGAAAATGCTAGAGGGCGAAAGGTCAGAGCCTACAGAAGCAATGTTAAATGGTTTATACTTTGAGCATTACCTAATCGGTGGAACTAGGGGTGGTGAAGTGCCTGAGTTTAAGCCTTTAAAAAATGGTAATAAGCCAAAGGCAGAATTAGACCTTATTGACCTCATTGATAAGTCTAAGGAATTACTAACGGCTAATGATATTAAAATAGATGAAGTTCAGCCTGAGTATATATATGAAGATGTTGTTGCCCATCTTGATGCAGTTGGCTCAGTTAGGGGTGAGAAGTGCTTGATTGATATAAAATGGACAGGCACAAGGGAAGATGACAAATGGAATGGATGGGGAGAGCCTTTAATGAAAGAGGATGCCCATATTCAAGCAAAGCATTACGTTTGGACTTATATGATGGCAACGGGTCAGCACCTACCTTTTTATTTCATTGTATTTGGGAAAAGCGGATGGTGTAAGCTAATACGTTTTAACTGCGAACAAAGTGCATTACAAGAACATGAGAGTGTAATTAATGAAGCTAGGGCAAATATTAAACAAATGATAAAAGATAAGTTTCCTTATAAGGCTCATTTAGGATTGTGCTCTAAGTGTTGGTACAAAAAAACCTGTAAAAGCTTTAGCAATCATTTAGAAATTGAAAGTTTTGATTTAGGTAATGATTTGTTTTTTATAGAAAACGATTATAAACAAAGTAAAAGAGATTAATATGAATATACATACACTATATCAGATGTGCCAAGAGGTAGCACAAAGAGAAGATACAACAAAGGAACAGTTGTTCAATGGCGTTCAGGCGGTTTATATGGAATCCTGTAGGGTTCTGGGCAAGAAGCCAATGACTGCACGACAATGGGAGCGTAAGGTAAAGAAGTTTCAGGAGAAAGGCTTGCCCGTATATAAAACTTCTATTGATGATATGTATGCCATCACGACAACAGTAAGCACCTTTGATGATAGCACTAATGAAGATGTTATGAATGGCATTAAAAGAATGTACGAACTTACATTATCAAAATTATGAAGAAGCATTTAATTGAAACACTAGAAATATTATATCTTATGATAGGATTTATTATGATTATTACAGTAGCAGGAGTTATATCGTTAATTAAATTATTTAAAAATGGAACTAGAAATTAAAGAAATCAGAAAAAGAATCGAATATAAAGGATTTAAGAAGAAGTATCTGGCTGAGAGAATGGGCATCAGCAATGTAACATTAAGCTATTACCTTAATGAAAAGAGAAAGATGCCGATGATTATTAAAGCTAAATTAATAGGATTGCTTGGCTTATAGTCAGGCATCCTTTTTTTATTTAAGATTAATTTTATATATTTAAATTTTATTAACAAAACCATATTATTATGTTTAACAAATACAAATTTTTAGAAAACTTACAGGAACAAATCAACAATCTTGATGAAGATGAAGATAAAGAAATGTTCCTGCATGAAGAATTAGATAGAGAAGTTATCTATTTTCATCATTGTTGGGATATATGTAAAGCATTAAATGGCAATTATTTTGAGGATGATGTTTTTGGCTTACCTACAAATATATCTCAACACGCTTATAATTGTTTATATGAATATGTTTATGATAATTTAAAATTATGAAAAGTTTATATTTTCCTCACGACAGTAATGCTCATGAAGATATGAGAGTTATTGAATTAAGAATGGACTATGGATGGGAAGCTTACGGACTGTTTTGGGCATTGCTTGAAGTGATGCGCATAGCAGACGATTATAGCATCTCTGACAATATAAAACCATTGGCTTATAAGTTTCAAATAAAGCCTGACAAGTTACAGGCAATTATTGACCGATGCCTTGAATTAAAGCTTTTAAGTAAAGAGAATAATATGTTGTATTGCAATGAGTTAAATGATAGGATGATAGCAGTAGAAAGTAAGAGTGCAAATGCAAGAAAAGCAGCAGAGAAAAGGTGGAGCAATGCTAATGCAATGCAAACGCATAGCGAACGCAATGCAATAAAAGTAAATAAAAGTAAAAGTAAATTAAATAAAAGTATTAGTAATAATACTAATACAGGCTCTCGCCTTTTTAAAAATGACCCTTTATATGATTTTATAAATTTTGAGAAATGTTTTTTAAATTCAAAATATGAAAATGCTGACCTTGAATTTTATTATGAGTCAGTTAAAAATTGGGCTGACAGTAATGGCACAAAAAAGAAAGATTGGGGTGCTACTGCCAGAAATTTTATGTTAAGGGATTTAAAAGACAATAAATTAAAACTGAAAAATGGAGTCAAACAAATTACAGACGAAGAACGAGAACTCGCACAATGGGTTCAAGATAACCTCAGCGATTAAGTATATTGCTAAATTAAACGGCATTAAAGACTTAAAAACTGAAGATTTGAAATTTAGCGCACAATGGCTTAAAAATAATTTGTGGGGGCTAAGTATCGATGAGGTGCTAAAAGCCTCTGAGATGGCTTTAAAAGGGCATTTAACGCTAAAGAACGAACTGTTTGGAACTGTATCTCCCAAATATTTAGCTGAATTGATACAAAAATACAAGTTTTATAAAGCTGAAAAAGAAAAGTACAACAGACCTGCTCTGCCTGAAAAGACAATTTCAGAAGAAGAAAAGAAGTTTATTATCAGAAACAACCTTATAAACACTTTTGAAAAATACAGAGAGGAAAAGGTAATGCCATTAGGGGCTTATGATGTACTGTTTAAGTTTGCATGGGGCAAGATAACAAGGTATCCTGAAGAAGTTATAAACACCATTAAAAACGAAGTATCAAAATATTTTAGTGAGGGTTATGAACTAGAGAAAAGCCAAGTTAAAAACGTACTAGAATTAAGACAGATAATGGAAAAGTACAAAGATATTAACACTAAGCACTCATTTAAAAGTGAATGTAAAAAATTATATTTGAAAAGATATTTCGATGACCTGATTGAAATGAATGAACATATTAAAAACCATATTTAAATTATATTATTATGAAAACACAAGACCAAGTTTATAAAGTGCTAAAATATAGAGCAGAGGCACGAGATAATGATAACTACCTTTGTTGGTTGGTATGGCACAACTTTTATAAAGACTCAATGGCTGATATAATGACATTTAGAGAGGACTTTATTAATAATAAAATACCAAGTGCAGACTCAATAACAAGATACAGAAGAAAGATTCAAGAACAACACATAGAGTTGAGAGGTACAAAATATAGCGAAAGACAAAACAAGACAAAGAAAGTTAAAATAGAATTAGGATATGAGAATTAAAATAACAGAAGAAATGAAAAAACAGGCATTAATTGAAGCTAATAAAAGAGATGCCTATATAAAACATCATTTTGAAGTTGGTCATATGACAAAAGAAGAAAGAGATAAAGTTGGCTTTATAGGTGAGTTTGCTGCCTGTAGTTTATTTGGTATAGATTGGAAAGAAAACATAAGAGATAATTATTATACTATTGATAACTGTGATTTAATAATAAATGGCAATAAGACTGATGTAAAAACTGAAACAGTACCATTAAAATATGCAAAGAAGATTATTAATGGAACAATAAAAGATGATGAAGTATATGGCAGGCGGTTAATACATGAAAACCAATATAAATTATTAAAGAAATATGATTTGATATTATTTGGTTTATTTATACGAGATGAATTAGATTATTTTTATTTTATTGGATATATGGAAACGGATGAAATATTAGGTAATTACAGACCAACAATAAAAAGACCTGATGGCGGTCAATATCCTTTTTCAGCTTGCCCTATACCAACATCAGAATTAAAACCAATTAAATTTTTATTAAAAAACCAATTAAAACTAGAATTATGAAAGACAGAGATTTATTTGCAGGACTTGCCATGCAAGAACTATTAAGATGGAACATTGAAAACAACATTGACATAAATTTTGTAGCTTTGAGTGAAAAAGCCTATTTAATAGCCGATGAGATGGTAAAGGTGGGTGATAAAGTTAAGCTTCCTGAAGACATAGAAAATATAGCATAACTTAAATATAGATAAATGAAATATATTGAATTAACAGAAGAAAATAAAGAAAAAGCATTAAAAAATTATGCTTTAACAATGGATATTGAGTTAAATGATTTTAATATAAAAAAAATTAAACATTGGTATATAAAAACTGAATATAATAATTTAGATAAAAATGGTAAATTAATATACTCATCAAAAAATATAGCATAATGGCAACAAGAGTATTATACAACTTAAAAAGGCGAGAAAGCCTGATTTCTGATGGTTATTTTGAGATTAAAAAACGGGCATCGACAATAAAAGACATTGAGTTGGCACGTTTATATAATGACAATACAATGACTAAAGAGAAATTTTTTAATAGTGTTAAATCTCATAATAATGATTTTGATGAACAGAAAGACATTATTTACTTTTACACTACAGAATTTAAGCCTGCAATGATAGACCATGATTTTTAAAACCATAATATCAGATGGGGGTGATGAACAAGAATCAATAATTAAATACAACTATATGAATAAAGTAATTTTATGTGGTAATCTGGGCGCAGATGTCGAGGTTATCGGAAATGCATTAAAGCTATCAGTAGCTACAACATCAAACGTAAAAAAAGGTGATATGTGGGAGCAGAAAACTGAATGGCATAATGTAATTATAACTAAAAGAAGTGATTGGTTAGAAGAAAACCTTACTAAAGGAACAAAGGTTTTAATAGATGGTAAGATAACATATTCAAATAAAGATGGTAAATACTACACCAACATTATCGGCAATGTAACAGTCTTAAGCACAGAGCCAAAGAAAGAGAAAGAAACACAGGCAGACTTTGCTGAAGATGGCTTACCGTTCTAAAGAATACGATTTACAATTAGCAGTTTGTAAATACCTGAAGTATCAATACCCCCATGTCTTATTTCGGTCAGACTTGGGTGGTATTAAACTAAGTAAGGGAATGGCTATTAAGTATTCAAGACTACAACATAGTAGTGGATTCCCTGACCTTATTATTTACTACAAATCAAAGGGCAAATGTGGTCTTGCCATAGAACTAAAAACTAAGCCCGTTTATAAAATTAATGGCGAACTTTACAAAGACTCACACCTTGAGAAACAGTTAAGGATTTTAGAATATCTCAGAAAGCAAAACTTTGAAGCTGATTTTTGCGTAGGAATAGACCAAGCAATAAGAAAAATAGATAATTACCTATGTTAAATCATAAGACCCTCTCGCAGATGTACACTAAAGCCTATCAGGTGTTTTTACAATGGCTTCACGACAAAAAGAAACATGACTATGATTTTGATGTCGATTATATTAATAACTTAAACGGCTCATACCTTAAATACCATATGAGAGATTTATATGACTTCTTTGATGAGCATGATATTCATATTGAAGTTTATAAGGAACACGTACTGGGAGAAAAACATTCTATAAGATGGTGCTTCGACTGTGGAATAATAATGAGTAAAGGTTATGATAACAGGTTGTTTGCTGAGTGGGCAGCTTTTAAAACAGGATTTAAAGAATTAGAGAAGAAATTATGATGTCACCATATGTATTTGTCGGTCTTGTCAGTAAAGACAATAAGGTATATAATGAAAAGAAGCTGATGAATAGCCTATTGATGTTAACCTCAAGAATATTTGAAATAAGTGAAGATAAAATCCAATCAAAACGGAGAGTAAGGATATATGTTCAGGCTAGAACTGTGATAGCATCAATATTAAGATATAAATACAACATGAGCCTTTGTAATATCGGCAGAGCAATGAACAAAGACCATTCAACAGTTATCAATATGCTTAAAAACCATAAGACAGATATAACCTATGATTTAGATTACAGAAAGAAATATGAACAAATTAAAAACCTGCATACATGCTAGAATTTAAAACATTTTACTACCCCTTTTCATTTGATGAGCCTGAAGCTATTAAAACAAGAATAGAAGTCTTTAAAGATGGTGAATGTATCGAAACAGAAGATTTTACGTATATAGTAGAGGAAGATGAACTCGAGGGGTTCAAACAATTTAAAAGAGAATATCATGAAGATTGAAAAAATAAATATTAATAAATTAAAACTTAATCCTGATAATCCAAGATTAATAAAAGACTATAAATTTGAAAGGCTAACAAAGTCAATAAAAGAATTTCCTGAAATGTTAAAAATAAGACCTATTGTAGTAAATAATGACATGACAGTATTAGGTGGCAATATGAGATTGAATGCTTGTAAAGAAGCAGGCTTAAAAGATGTATATATTATTAAAGCATCAGAACTAACAGAGGAACAACAAAAAGAATTTATTATAAAAGATAATGTTAGCTTCGGTGAATGGGATTGGGATATGATAGCAAATGAATGGAGTACAGTAAACCTTGATGATTGGGGAGTTGATGTATGGCAGAATACAGATGATATGATAAATATGATTAATGATAGTGATGAAAATAGCGAGTGGGTCGGTATGCCAGAATTTGAAGCAAAAGAAGAATCTTTAAAAATTGTTATAAGCTTTGAAAAAGAAGAAGACAGAGAAATATATGCAAAAGAACATAAAATGCAGTTTATAAAAAAACAACATAATGCATGGATGACAAGATATCCATTTATTGACCGAGAAGATTTAATTTCACTAAAATATGAATAATATGAAAAAAATAGTTTATTGCAATAATTCAGTTACAGGAGGGCATTATGCACTTCAAAACTTAAAATCTAAAGTACCTTTTTGCAATCCAATGAGAGAATGTAAAAGTATAAAACTTTATAAAGAAGATATCGTTGCTGATATAGGTGCTTATGTAGGAGAATACTCAATTTATGCTTCTAATCAAGGTGTAAAAAAGGTATTGTCATATGAAGCAACACCAGAAACTTTTAATGTCTTAAAAATGAACAAAACCGACAATATGAATATTTATAATAAAGCAGTTGTAGGTGATAACAGTAAAGAAATAGAATTATATTTATCTAAAGGCATTGGTGCAACAAATAGTATAGCAAAAAAAGGAATGAAAGCAGGGTATATTAAAGTGCCTGCAATAAAATATGAAGAAGCTTTACAAGATGCAACAGTTGTTAAAATAGATGTTGAGGGGGCTGAGTATGGGTATAATATTATACAACCACAATTAAGAGCCATCATTTTAGAGTTTCATCCATTAACTAAAAAAGATTGGATGCAAATGGCATATAATATAATGAATAAAATAAAAAGTCATGGTTTTAAACCAATTATAGAGCCAACTTTTAAAAGTGGATGGGATTTAAACAGTTCATGGGTACGATAAACAAATATCCTGTTTATATAGTTTCAAAAGGCAGATGGGAGAATCCCTTGACTGCAAAGTTTTTTATAAAAGATAATGTAAAATTTAAAATAGTAGTTGAGCCAGAAGAATATAATAATTATTGTAAAGCTTTAGGTAAAGAAAATGTATTAAAATTACCTTTTTCAAATTTAGGGCAAGGAAGTATGCCTGCAAGAAACTGGATATGGAAACATGCTATTGACAATGGATCAGAAAAACATTGGATATTTGATGATAATATTCAAATGATAAGAAGATTAAATAAAGGCAGAAGAATACCCTGTAATGCTTTAAAAGCAATAAAAGTATTAGAAGAATTTACTGATAGATATAAAAATATTGCAATAACAGGCTTTAATTATGTTATGTTTGTTACAAATACTACAAAAAAACCTTTTTATCTTAATTGTCATGTTTATTCAGCTATGTTAATTAAAAATAATATGCCCTATCGGTGGAGGTTAAAATATAATGAAGATGTAGATTTATGTTTACAAGTATTAGATAATAAATTATGTACAGTATTATTTAATTCATTTATGGTACATAAAACATCAACAACTGCTAAAATGAAAGGAGGTAATCAAACAGACTTATACAAAAATAATGCCTACGAAAAGAAAGTACTGAAAGCAAGAAGTCTTGAAGAAGTATGGCCTCAATATTCTAAAACAAAAATAAGGTTTAATAGACCACATCATTTTGTTGATTGGAAGAAACATTTTAAACATAAGCTAATAAGAAGAACAGATATTGATTGGGATGAAATAGAAAACAAAAAATATGATATTAAGCTAACAAAAAAAGATACTATTAAAAGCCAAAGCCTGAAGAAATTTTATCAAGAAAATAAAGATGCCTAAACCTACGAAGTCGGACATATTAAAAAAGCAAATATTAATAGCACTAGAAAAAAGTCTTGGAGTGGTTACATCGGCCTGTAAAAACGTAGGAGTAGCACGAAGCACTTTTTATGATTGGTATAATGGCGATGAAGAATTTAAAAAGTCTGTTGATAGTATTGAAGATATTGCCCTTGACTTTGCAGAAAGCCAATTACACAAACAGATTAAAGATGGTAATGTAACTGCAACGATATTTTATTTAAAGACCAAAGGAACAAAGCGAGGTTATATAGAAAAGCATGACCATAGCTTACATCTTAAACCATTTACACATATAGAGATTGAACAAAAATTTGATGAGTACCAAGAAATTAAGCCTGAAGATAACGGAGATATACCACAAAAACTTAACGGCAAAGAATGATATAGTTATTAATAGAGGGGGTACAAGGTCAAGTAAGACATACTCCCTTTGTCAGTTGATGTGTTCTTATCTTATAAGCCAAGAAAATAAAAGAATAATTATAGCTAGAAAGACATTCCCTGCACTAAGACATTCAGTATATAAAGATATGATTGATATGCTTAAAACATATAAAATATATGAACTAGGTACTCACAACAAATCAGAGCATACATTCACTTACCATTACACAAAGAGTCAATTAGTATTTTTAAGTGTTGATGATGCCCATAAGGTAAGGGGATTAGAGAGTAATTATGTATGGCTTAATGAAGCTGATTCATTCACTTATGAGGATTTTAACCAGTTGTATTTAAGATTATCCAGAAAGTCAGAAGATGGCAAGCCTAACAAGATATTCTTAGATTTTAACCCCTCCGATATGTATTCATGGATAAAGACAGAACTAGAGGACAAAGGCAGGGCAGAGGTTATTAAATCTAACTATCTAGACAACACATTTCTAGACAAAGAAACAGTCAGGAGGATTGAATATATGAGGGAGAATGACCCAAACTTTTGGCGCATCTTTGGACTTGGTGAATGGGGTGAGATTAAAGGTCTTATCTATAACAATTGGAAGTCTACTAATGAAATGCCTGAAAGCTATGATTGGAGGTTTATGGGCTTAGACTTTGGTTTCACTAATGACCCATCAGCACTTATTGAGATAAGGAAGTCAGGGCAACATATTTATGTACAAGAACACATTTATAAGACAGGACTAACAAACTATGATTTAGTTGATGAGATGATAGCACAGGGCATCAGGGATGTTACTATTTTTTCAGACTCTGCCGAGCCTAAGTCTATCGCAGAAATAAACCGTTACGAAGAAGCTAGGCTTAACAGAATTAGGTTAGTGCCTACAACAAAGGGCAGAGATTCAGTAAAGCATGGCATCAACTTAGTACAACAACAGAGTTTATTGATACATCAGGATAGTCATAACCTTTTACAAGAGATAAGGAACTATAAATGGCAAGAGAAGAACGGAGAGATGATTAATGCACCTATAAATGCAAAGGGTGACCATGCCCTTGATGCCCTAAGATATGCCATTACAGGAGCAATAGGAATGAGAAAAACAGTTAGAGCATTTGGATAAAAAATAAAATTAATTGTGTTAAATTTTTTTAATTAAATAAAAAATGTTAATTTTAAGTATTGATATTATTATTTAACTAAATATACGATTATGAAAACAGGAAAAGATTTAATAAAAAGTTTAAAAGAAGAAATACAACATACTAAAGACCTTATATCTGACAGGCATAAGCGAATTAATGAGGGATTGACAGACATGGATGATTGTTTTGTTAGCCAAAGAAGCAATGATTTAAATATATCATTGAATGAAGCAAAAATAAGTATTTTAGAGAATGGTGGTTTGTGGAGTTTTGAGGCTCTTTATTTTGAAGATGGAATGTTAGCATCTGATAAAATAGTTCCATCAAAATATGGCAGTTGTTGGGTATTGACAGATGAAGCTGAAGCAAGATATGGTAAGCGTTTTCTTGGTCTGTTAAAAGATGCTACTTATAAGAAAAGAGGCTTTAAAAGAGGAGATATTGAAAAACCTGCATGGGCAACGTATTCATCTAATGGCACAGGAATGATGGGCGCATATATGGCATCTGTTAAAATCTTTCCATCACATACAAATTATTATACAGGAGAAACCTTATAAACTTATATGTTTTGTTTCAAACCCTCAGTCTTAAATGATTGGGGGTTTTTTATTTTATAACCTATTTAAAAATATAACGTAAGACCCTGAGTGGTAACACTTGATGAGTTAGAAAGGAGGTTTAATGAAATGGAAATACCTGAAACACCAATATCTATAATAGGAGGGGTAATAAATAACCCTAAACTGTTTATTAAATCACATATTTCGTATCTTAGAGGAAACCCAAAGAACAAGACCTTTAGACCTTATTATGACAGGCTTTTACACCTTTTAAACTACCTAGATGAAAAACAAGAGTAAGTTATATTCTGTATATGCTATGATAGCAGAAACTAGAGAGCATAAATGTACGGGGTGCAATAGGTATTCAGGGCAAGTGCAATTATCTCACAGTCATATAATCAGCAGAGCAAAAAGACCTGACCTAACTTGTGATATTGAAAACATTACTTATCATTGCTTAAGCATAGGAGAACACAAAGGATGTCATGATATTTGGGAACATGGCACAGTAGATGAGAAAAAGACCCTTTTTGACTATGAAAAAAATATGTCGTATATTCGGAGGGTTGATGAGGGCTTATATAATAAGCTGAGATTAAAAGAGATTGAAGAATGACAACAGTTAATACAAATATTGGAGAAGTAAGATTATTATGAAAACATCATATTTATTAGAATTTAATGAAGACCAACAAATGTTCCATTTTAACAACTTAGAAAATGGCGTTTCTGTACATCCTAGACAAGAGCCAAACACTAATGAATGGAAAACATTATGCGAAGTTAAGGGTGATATTTTTGATGTGTATCAGGTTTATACAAGCCTTAATATCAAGAAGAATAAAAAATATACATTTAAAGAATTAATAACTAAAATCAACAATAATGGATAAATATGTTTTTGATAATAACAGAGTTCATTACACAAGGATATGTTCAGTAACATATGAAGAATTTAATATCTCTGTTGATGAAAAAGACTTTAAGAAATGGGTTTTAAATGACCCTGACACATACATTGATAGGAATATGGAAAGAGAAGTGTTTCATTATCTTGATTTTTATATCAGAGATACATTTTGTCGGGGCTTTACACCAATAGAAACGCTAAAAGAGTTTATTAACCCCTTTCATCCAACGTATGAACAAATAAGAGAATATAAAGAGAGTGTTTTACAATTATGTAACTAAAATTAATAACAATGGCAAAGAGTACTAAAAAGACAAAGACTGCACAGGCAGTAGAAGAAATTAAAGAAGACCTTACTGCATCATATCATGAGATGTGTTCAGAGTTAGGCAAGAAAGCTACAGAGTTTCAAAGAGCTAGCAAAGTATCTAGCGCAAAGCATTTAAGAAATGCTATCAGGGCAATTAGGTTTGTGATTGAGGAACTAGAAAAATAATGTTAGTCTTTAATATAAAAGGCTCAAAGGAAAAAATCAATCTTCCTGAACATTGGCAAGAAATAAGCCTTGAAAAATATGGTAATTTTATAAATGCCATTCAAGAACTGCAAAAAGTATTAAAAGAGGAAGATAAAGATGAAACAAATCTTTTTGATATAATACTTAACCATAGAAAAGAATTTAATAAGGTATTTTGTTCATTAACAGGGGTTAAAAGTGACATAGTAGATAATATAAAAGCATCAAACCTTGCTACAATTTATCTTCATATAAAAAAATTCTTAGAACCACCAAAAAAGAGCAACATAGAAAGTTTTATATTTAATGATGTAGAATATTTTTTACCTAAAAGCAAAAGCGATTATTTTGGAAATGTTTTTCCTATGGCTGAAGCAACATTTGGTGAAATTGTAGAAGCTATGCAAATAAAAGAAATGAGTGATGCATTTATAGATAATAATTATCTTGCATTACCTTATCAGATAGCTATACTTTGCAGACCAAAAGGCGAAAAATATAATGATAGCATTATTAATAAAAGAGCAGAAATGTTTAAGGGTTTATCAATGGATGTAGTTTGGCAAATAGCTTTTTTTTTGATAAAACACAAAAACAAATCCATGAGTCTTTTAAGTCAATATTTAACAAGTCAAAAGACAATAATGGAAGTATAAATAGGCTCACTAAGTATGGGTGGTATAATACTTTATATTTAGCTTCTGATGGTGATTTGAAAAAGATGAAAGACCTAGAAAAAATGCCTGTCTATGATGTTTTTGCATTTATTAATTATAAAATTGATTATCAGAAAGAACATTTTAGTAAAAACAACGTAAAGAAATAATATGGCAGATTTTACAGATATCGTTACAGAGTTTAGTACGATAGCAACGGCACAATCAGGTATTAATAGTTTTAAGTATGGAAACCCTGATGAGATTAACACTTCAAGACAGAATACAAAGCCTTTATTAATTCTTAACAAACAAAGAAGTGCTTCTTTTCCTGACTTTCAAAAAAAAGTAAAAAGGTTTGAAGTAACTTTTGGTGTTTATGATACATTCCATGAGTCACAGAAAGCAAGTAAGACCTATGCTAATAAACAACAGGACTTAATGAATTTATTAGAACAGTTTCTAAGGGAGTTTAGGAGTAGAAGTTTAGGAGATACTACAGAAGTAACTTCAACACAAGCATGGCATATGCCTAGTGGTGCTGCTGATAGTGTTACTATTAGGTTTATTGAAGTTATAGGTGCAGATAAATTAGTTGGGGCAGTAGCGACTATAAACATATTTGTAAATGCCGATTGTGACACAGGAACATTTACTTACTAATGAATCTACAACCAATAGCAACAAAACTAATAGCATCACTTGCAAATGAACTTATTAATCAAGGTCATAGAGGTACAGGCAAGCTGATAGCATCCCTTAAATCAGAGGTCGATAATATTAATTTAAAAGTTCTTATAAAATCTAAATTCTATGCCACTTTTGTAAATAAAGGTGTATTGCCTAGACAAATAAAATACCCTTTTGCTAAAAAAAGAATTGATGCTCTTAGAACATGGGTAATGAGGGTATTAAAAAAATCAGATAAAGAAGCTCAGGGTCTTGCTTATGCTATTGCACGAACACATAAAGAACAAGGAATGCCAAGTTTTAATTCTTATAGATATTCTAAAAACGGCAGAAGAAGAAACTTTGTTCAATTTGCCATAGCTTCAGAAAAGAAATTCATTAAAGAAGAACTAAAGAAAGAATTTACTAAAGACTTTCAAGTAAGAATTAATAATATAATAGCAAAAACAAAATAATATGGGCATAGCAATATTATCAAAACCTACAGATGATTCAATAAATTCAGTTTATAGACCAATCGTTTATGAAGTAGAATGCCCTGATACAAGTGGAACATTAGAACTTGTCAGAGCATCAATTAAACTATATATAAATGGGTCAGTAGTAAATAATAATAATCCTATAATGCAAGACCCTGACCTTGACCAAACAGGTGGAACGGCAGACCATACACAGTTCACCTTTGATGTTTCAGGAGTAGCTAGAAACTATATTACAAGTGATTTACAGACATTAGGGGAAAAGGGTGATTTAGATGCATCAAATAGCATGAAAACACTTTACATTGTTGTTGATGCAATATATAAGAATACGGCAACTAATGTATTAACTGTATCATCAACGGCAGGCTTTGATAGTAATGTGTGCTATATCTTTAATGGGGTGTATCAGCACCAAGATACTCAAGGCTTTACAGACTATGAACTAGGGTCATCAAGTAAGAAGTTTTTAACTAATTTCCCATCAACAGAAAAGATAAAGATAAAAACTACAGAAAGCTTTATTTTAAGTGGTATTGATAAAAACACAAGTTCAGATACTTATATTCAGGTAGTTACAAAAAACAGTTCAGGGTCAACAATAGATACATTTAAGATAGAAGCAACAAACGCTAATAAAAGATATGATTTTGGTGTAGGGTGTTTGAACTTTGCTAATATTGTTAGTGGTGATATGAATGTTGGCAACACAGGAACTCTTTTATTATCGGGAAACCCTATTATAGGAGCAACGGCACAAACTTATGAAGTCACAGTAGCTGATGGTGGTGTTGGTACTATGTCAGAAACATTGACCTTTGAAATTGACAGAAAATCACATGACTATTCTACTAGATTTCATTGGCTAAACAGATTAGGGGGGTTTGATAGTTGGACTTTTGATGGTGCATATAGCAGAGGGCAGAACCAGAGTAAAGCCCTTTATGAAAAGAATTTAGACTACTCATTTAACATTTATGACTCAGAAACGGGAGTTAATGCCGTTGAATCTAAGAACACTTTTGCTTCTTATAGTGGTTTACTATCTGAGAATAAAAGAAAGTGGTTGGAAGAACTTTATACCTCGCCTGAAGTGTATGTTGTTGAGGGTGGCAACTATGTGCCGATACTTATAACCGATACACAAGTAAAAACCGTAGATGATGATAAGAAACTTTTTCAGGTAAAAATTAATTTTAGTTACGCATATCAAAATGTTATAAATGTCTAGGATAGAGGTTGAAATCAGGGATTATTATGTAAGTGGTGCTGAGAGGACAGTAGGTCAGCTTGATATTAAAGATAGTGATGAGTTCCCAATGTCTATTACTTATTTAATCGCTGATATTAAAAACCTTTCTATCAGGTCAGGAAGTTATACCAAGACTTTCAATGTGCCTGCAACAAAGAACAACAACAAGATACTTAAAGACATATGGAATCCAAACACATACGTTGATGATGTAAGCAGTTATACGGCAGCAGGGCATAAGATGCTATCACGAAAGCCCTGTATAATAAAAGTAGATGGTACGCCTGTGCTAAGGGGTGAGATAAAAGTTAAGAACGTAATCACTAAGGGCAGAAAGAAAGAATATGTATTGCAGATAATTGGCGACAATTCTGATTGGGTGAAGCAACTTGAAAACCTATATCTTAATGAATTGACAGAGTTTGATACTGCATCAGCAAATACCGACCATACCTTTAATAAAGCAACTATTGAAGCAAGCTGGTCAGGGGGCTATAGTGATTTAGAAACAGTATCATCATATGCTTATTTTTATCCTCTTATAAATTATGGAGGGTGGAAGAATAGTACAGGAGTTGTTGTTGAAGATTTGCGCCCTGCCGTATACATTAAAGCCATCTTAGATGCAGGCTTTAGGCAGGCAGGCTATACTATTAATTCAACATTCTTAAACAGTACTGATTTTAAAAAGTTGGTGTTGCCATATCACAGTCATGGCTTTGGTTTAAGTGATTCTTATATAGATGCTAAAAAATTTAGGGCAGGGAGGACAACAGACCATACAGAAGAACAATTAAATTATATAACCCCTGTTCAATATGATACACATACTATAATAGTTCCATTTAATAATGATAGCACAAGCCCAAATTTTGATACAGGGGGGCTTTATAATACTACAACATATAAATATTCAGCTAATGGCATTGATGATATAAGTTTTAAGGGCAATTTTGAAATAGAACATTTAAATGATAATGTAGATGTTAAAACAACTTATGTTCTATTATTAAAGCAATATGATGGTAGTTCAACATCTTACAAAACTTTAAAATATTTTACTTTAGGATATGGTGAAAGCAAGTCATTTTCTTTTGATAGTGGATATATAACAACATCAGCAAGCCATACATTTGAATTAGAATTAAGAAGTGTAACTGAAGCATATTTAATACCTGCAGGAATAACAGTATCACAAGCATATTATTATCATAAATATAAAATTAAAACTTCATCATATATTGAGAATAATATAGATAAAATACCTCAAGGTGGATTTAGTGTAACACTTAAAGATATTCTTTCAGATAAGCATACAGTCTTAGATATTTTAAAAGGAATAACACATTTATTTAATCTTTACTATCGTACAGATACGGCTATGAAAACAGTCTATATAGAGCCTAGAGATACATTTTTTGATGATATCACATCGGCTAATGATTGGACTGCCAAGCTTAATAAAAATGATTATGAGATTAAGTATATAGATGATTATAAGAGAGAGCTAAAGTTTGGATATAAAAAGGATGGTGCTGATGGTCATTTAAAAGCTAGAGATAAAGAACATGACCTTGATGTCGGTGATTATAATTATACTTTAAGTGATAGGTTTTTAATTGGGAAACAGGAGTTTATTAATCCAACCTTTGCCGCTACGTATCACATAATGGATAAACACCTTATTTATAATTCAGCATCAGGTGTATATTTTGGATATAAGAATGAAAGAAAAGACAAAGCCCCTCTAATTGCAAGGATGTGGAAGAATTGGCAATCTGATGATTCCTCACAGGCAGTAAGTTATGAATGGATGCCTAGAATACTTGTAAAATCATACGGCACTCAAGCAGATGATGATGGCAATAATAGAGTTTGGGAATGGGAGGGCACAAGTCAGACCAACATACCAACGGCATTGATGTCAGGATATGCAAGCGTTACACAAGATAGCTTAGAATTTACAGGCTCTAGTGGACTCTTTCAGACGTACTATGGCAAGTATATTAAGGTAGTGGAAAAAGGAGTTTTAATCACCGCTATGTTTAAGCTTAATATTGAAGATTTTACCGAGCTGAACCTTAAAAAACCTATCTACATAGATAAGCCCTCAGATTTACATGGATATTACGTTATCAATAAGATTATAGACTATTCCCCTGCTAAGAAAGGGCTTACTAAGGTTGAGCTTGTAAAAATTGAGAACTTAGGAACGGCAACACTTGATGCTACACAGATAGGCTCAATATTGCCAACAGGAATATTTGGAGAGATTGGCGACAGTAGAGGAAATCAACATTTAAACAATCCTATCAATTTCGGTAGTGGTGGTAAGTTTGATGATGCTGATATTCTTATTGGCAGAGATTACAATAATACAACTTTAGTTCTTGACAATGGCTCTGGCAATATGGCATATGCAGGCTCAGGGAGCACAGTGTTAGGTAATGGCAACATAAGCAGGGGGTCAAATCAGACTATATTAGGAAATTATAATACACCAAATACCACAGACATTTTTCAACTAGGCACAGGAACAAGTGATACGGATAGAGTGACTTCATTAAAAATAGATAAAGATGGTGTTATACAAGAGTATGGCGGTGTTATTCAGGCAGTCATTAATGATGTAGTTATGGATGTAATGATGGAAGATGAGGACAATGAACGTTTAATTAAGGTTTTAAAATCAGAGTAAAATGGCAGAAGACAACAAAGTTTTAATTGAGTTAGAGTTTCAAGGCTCACAA